TCATGCCCATGTCCCCACGTTAGTCGCTGCGCCAGATGCGGAAAGCGGATTGATTCGGATAAAGCTACCAGCTACTGTTGTGTAAGCACCGCCTGGTGCGGCTGAACAGGTGTATTGCGGTATGAATGTGCCGCCAGCGTTGATTGATACTGTGCCACGAACAATGTGTGAAAAAGAAATTGCAGCGGTTGTAATAGCAGTGAAAACAACTGTTGATGTAATAGAGTTTGCAATAGAACCAATTAAACCACTTGCACCTGAAAGCAGAGTTCCAGATGCTGTTGCGCCTAAAATAATTCCACCTGATGCCTCATAAAGTATATTGTTAACGGTAGCCGTTCCGCCAAAGCCAAAACCCAATGTGTGCGATGTTGTGCCAGCAGATTTAATCAACCCATACAGTGCTTCAAACTCATAAACAGTGCTTGCAGACAACGTACAGCCCACATTGAATATGCTTTGTGCTGTGGCTACGTTTGCTCCTGCAAGGTCAGCATTCAGCCTGTAATACTGCTGAGTCGGAACAATGCCTCGCTGTGTGCCGATAGGTGTAGCCGCAAAGATGGGGCTTGTGTATTCAATCTGCCCTGCGGCGGCAGGACTTGATAGCGTGTCAGAAGTTAAAACAAGTATTGACATGATTATCCTTCGTACAGAATGTTTACAGAGCCAGCATCAAAGGTGTCTGTGCTTGTTGTTGTAATACGAACAGCGGTCAGTACTGCTCCTAATGAAACATCACCACCACCAAATACAAGGTTAGTTGTATTTCTTTTTGTAGTGTGTGATGAAACCCAATTATTTCCAGATATGTTTGTAATTATCATATGACCAGAAATAATAGCTGCTGCGGCTGAGGTAAACACTATAAATCCAGCCGTTGATGAACTAGTTGTACTTCCCGCATTTTCACAGTTAACAGTTGCTGCAAGATAACTACTTGTTGTATAGGTTGTACTTCCTGTACCAAGCTGAACCAAAATATTTGCTGTTGCGGAATGAGATGTACCTTGAAACATCACAGTGATTCGTTTAACCCATGGGGGCAAATTTGTAAAATCAATTGCTGTACCAGATGTAGACGCAACCGCTGTTGCCAAGACATTGACAGAATTGGTCGCAGTAGCAGCAAGCAAAGTCAGCGTGTTTGTACCCGCAACAGCAGGAGCAGCAAGTGTTACCGCCCCGCTGGTATCCCCCGAAATAATTACAGAGCTCATGGTGTTCCTCTTCTAGAAATAAATGTTGTCGGCAACGCTTTATCAATTGATTTGTAATACTCAATCATAACTTTAGTCGCCTCCTCTTTCGTTTGATATTTCCCCAAATATAGCCGTTTTCCATCTACGGTAACTCTAGCTTTAAAAGTTGCTTTTTTGCCCGTGCAATTATCAAAATGCCATCTTTTTAAACTTGTTTGCCCACCAATTTGCCCGCAATGAGGGCAAGACAATATCTTATGCTTAAAACCAGTTAATTTTAATGCTCGTTGTCTAACTACTTCTGGCGACTGCATAAAATTTGTTGGGCCTTTGCCACCATCTGTTTTGTTGACGAGGTTTGCACCCATGTCTTTAAAACAAGCAATTAAAAACAATTCATGCTGGTAAGCCTCTTCTTCAGTTTCCCAATCAGCAAGAATTTGTATATGTATGCCGCGCTCTTTTAATATACGTTTTCGCCATAAATAACTTCTATCATGCCGCGTAAAAGCCCGATCTTCTTTACCTTTGCCGATATAGAAAACATCCCCCTTAGGGCTTGAATGCGCGTATGTATAGTAGTTCACAAAATTACCCAACGAGCGCCGGACGGCACGGAAACAGATACACCGCTATTGACGGTGATCGGGCCAACAGACATTGCGTTAAAGCCAGTGCTGAGAGTATAGTTTGTTGTGACAGTCTGGCCGTTTTCCACGAACACCTGGTCAGCGCCGCCGCCAGTTGCGCCGCCGCCCAGGGCACCCCACGCTGTTGCGCCGTAGCCTTCAAACTTGCCGGTTGTGGTGTTGTAGCGCACCATGCCGGTGACAGCGGTGGGGCGTTGGCCGGTGGTGCCTACGCTTAGTTTGGCTGCGCCTGTGTTGTTCAAGGTCAGTTGGCCAGCCACTGTCAGTGTGCTGCCAAATGTGACCGCACCAGTGGCCGACAGTGTGGTGAACGCGCCGGTGTTGGGTGTGACGTCGCCAATGGGAGGTGGGGCACCAAAAGAATTGATGTCCAACGGGATGGCAATGTTGTCTACGGTGTAGAGCAACACATCGTCGGCGTCCTTAACTATGAACTTGTAGCTGGTGGTGTTGATCAACCAGATGTTGGCTTGGCCAAGCGAATCTAAGATGATCGGGTTGGTGTTGGCCGTAGCAGCGGTGTAGTCGGTGTACGTAGCGATAGGTGTTGAAGTACCGCCTGCGTAGGTGTAGATTTTGCCGCCGACAAGAGGCAAGCCATCCGATCCGAAGATTTGCTGTTTGGGTGAGGGGGTTAAGCCAGCCATGTGTTTACCTCAAGTTGTTTTGGTTTTCAGGCGCAAGCATGTTACTAACCCCCGAACGGATTTGCACCGCTGCTTTTTCAGCGGCGACGCCTTTTGATCCTTGTTTTAACACAGACGGATTGGACAGTATTTGCAATACTCTACTGCGTTCTGCACCAGGCAAAGTTTCTAGCAAGTCAGCAGCACCTTTAGGTGTTTTAAGAGCTTGCGTCAGCACTGCCATACTCTTGTTGCCAATTTTCTTTTCTAGCTCACTGATGGCTTGGTTACCTGCCGTAGTCCAAAAATTAAGCCAAGAAGGAAATCTGAACTTAGAAGTCTGTTGGGACACCAACTGTGTTAACGCTTTTTGACCTTCGGTGACTTGTTCTTTAACCGACATTTGGGTCAAATGTTTTTGCGCTTGATTTCGCATCACTGTCAAAGTACTGTCGGTCAGTTCTGCCGCTATGTTGTATTTACCTGGCCCCAAAATCTTTTCAACAGCCTCTGGCGATTCATTTTGAACCAAACGCACAAACGCGTCTTTATCAGTTTTCCAAAGTCTTAACGCTTCGCCGGTCAATTTCTTTTCGGCAATCCGTTGCATTCCTTGGGCATGGGTTGCAAGGTAGTCTTTCCAACCAACACCGCCCGCAGCTTCAATCGCGTCGTCGATTGCAGGCTTGATCTTGGCCAATACACTGGCAGCAAGGTTGCGTTGGGTGGTTGCATCAGCACCTGGGCGCAGTTGTTGAATTGCAGCGGTGACTGAGTTTTTACGAATAGCTTCCAACGCTTTAACGTCAATCACACCGTTGCTGGCCGTCCATGCGGCAATATCATCAACAACATTTTTTGCTGCGCCAGCCAGCAAATCGTTGCCCGCAAATTCAGGTTTGTTAGTTGTAGCCTTGATACTTTGGATAAGCGGCGCAGTCTCTAAAGGTTTGATACCTACTGCGCGTAACGCATCCGCAGCAGCTTGAGCAAACCGAGCGCCTTGGCCAAGGTCAAGAGAAGCGTCAGCCGCTTTAGCCGCCCATTCATCAGACATTTGCGCCAATTTTCCAGGATAAGTTTGTGTTTGCGCCCATGCGTCTGAATATCCAGCTTGAGATTTTGCGGGCGCTTGAGCCGACCCCGCAGGAAATCCCGCTTTAATTGTTTGCAACCTAGCAGCCGCTGCCGCATGATCACCTAGCTCTATCAAATCCCGCACCTTTTGTACTTCAGCCGCAGCTTGAGCGCTTAATTTGCCTGCTTGAGCTTCATATGCTGCCACTTCTTGGCCCAAGTTAGCCCGCGCAATTGCAAACTCGCGCTGTGGGCCGGTCATAGCATTGAGATCACTTTTGGCCGTTTCAAGCGTTGCGCGAACATCTGTAGCGGTAGTGCCGCCTACTAGTTTGGCAAGTTCATTGACTGATTGCGCCTCATTACTAAGCCGCAGCTTGCGTAAAAACTGAGGGTCTTTATCCAATGCGTCTTTAATCAAAGCCTGCCACGTTGGGTTTTGAATATTCGCAGTTAGTTCGGCTACGCTGGCGTTTGGCGGCGCATTTCGCAAAGCGTTGATAACTTGAGGCATATCGTCGCCCAACGCAACTTGAGCCATTTTGGCGGCTTTTTGTTGCGGCAACTGACGCATGTCTATAGCTTTACCAATTACTTTGCCAATGAAAGGCGCGGCAACTTGGCCACCTGTTTCAAATGTTGCACCTGTAAGCACGTTTTTAAGCGGCTCGGTGACATGTTCAAAACCTTGCCTTGGCTTTCTAGCCCCAAAAGCTACGTCGGCTTGATACATTAATTCGTTGCCAATAGCGTACCCTATGCCCGCGCCGCCAACAACTCCAGGGGGCCCTAAAGGAACACCCATTGCAGCGCCGCTAACTGCACCTAACGCTTCAACTGTAGGCGCAACGTAGGGGCGAACTCTTTGGTACATCGTAGGCTCAGGTGGCGGGGTGCTACCCATTGCAGCAGAAATACTTTCGCTAATTTGTTCGCCAAGGTTTTGCACGCCAAATTTTTCATGGATAGCTTGTTTGGTTGCTTCGTTTGCGTTGACGTAATTTAAATCGTCAGGCGCAAATTTTAAAAAAATAGCCGCCTTTGTCGCAGGATTTGCGTTGATGTAGTTGGGGTCGTTAAGGATTGTGGCTAAATCGGCCATTTATTTTCCCTTCAACAAGGGGTTGTTGGCGTCAACAGCGCCTGTGGGTGCTTTACCTTGATTCTTGTAATCATAGGTCATATCATAAGATTCACGTACACGAACTTTACTTCCTTCTGCAGTTGAAATGGCTGCATCAAGTGCTTTGCGAACATCAGCAGCATCTTGCTTACGGTCAATTGCTTCAAACGCGCTTTTAAGTTGCGCGCCTTCTTTGTCTGATACGTTACCCAACGCGCCACCAGTCTTAGATGCTTCGCGCATGTCTTGCAACACTTGAAAACCACCTTTAGCAATAATTTTGT